TAATTTCTTCTAAACTTTTGTCACGATTCAAGAATACTGGATTCGATGTGACCTATCATATTGCTCTGGAGCCTGATTCTACTTTTGGTTGATGAACATTTTCGTTACAAATCCATTTCCTGCTGAGAGTGCCATTTGCCTCCCCGATAAGCACATCGTTAAGATGCCACTAGAGTGCTGTCAGATGCTCTCTATCGTGGCATCAGAGAAGTGGGGACATGGGTACGGCACTCTTCCTAAGGCAGATGGAACACCCTACAAGACCGAGAAAGGAGCATTCCGCAATCATCCCTGTACCAAGTGGGCACTGGAGAGCATCCACAATGCCTACTGGTTAATCAAGTGGGGACTGAACTTGTCTGATGAATACTGCCTGCGGTATAATAAAACTCACTCCTGCTATAAAACTCTTGTGGATGCATACTATTTGTTTCCTAAAGGAAAGATTACAGAAGTGACTCCATTTGCTCGTGCGATGCCTGAGGAATGGAAGTTTGACGACACTATTGATACATTTGAAGCATACAAGAGGTATATTGCATCCAAACCTTGGGTGTCTGAAAACTATCTTCGTATGCCACAACGCAAACCTAATTGGGTCTAAATTATGACAAGTGAATTTCTTTTTGTGGAGAAATACCGTCCTCAAGTAATTGATGACTGTATTCTTCCTGATGAAACTAAAAAAACATTTAAGGAGTTTGTGGAGAAGGGTGAGATTCCAAATCTTCTTCTTGCAGGACCTCCTGGTATTGGTAAAACTACCATTGCTAAAGCACTGTGTAATGAACTGGGGGCAGATTATTATGTCATCAACGGATCCGACGAAGGACGTTTCTTGGATACTGTACGGAACCAAGCGAAGAACTTCGCTTCGACCGTCTCACTTACGGGATCTTCTAAACACAAAGTCATCATCATCGATGAGGCAGATAACACAGGCAACGACGTACAACTCCTACTACGGGCGAATATTGAGGCATTTTATAACAACTGCCGATTCATCTTCACCTGTAACTACAAGAATAAGATCATTGAACCCCTTCACTCCCGATGTGCCGTCATCGACTTCACAATCAAGGGGAAGCAGAAACAGCAACTTGCGGGATCCTTTTTCAAAAGAGTTCTCCAAATCTTGGATGCGGAAAAGATTGAGTATGATGAAAAAGTCGTTGCGGAACTTGTTACAAAACACTTCCCAGATTTCCGAAGGGTCCTCAACGAATGTCAAAGATATTCTACGGGGGGAAAAATCGACTCTGGCATTCTTGCATCTTTCTCAGACGTTTCTGTAAATGAACTCATTAAAAACCTTAAAGAGAAGAACTTCACCGAAGTTCGAAAGTGGGTGGTCTCCAACTTGGACAACGATGCTACTAGTTTACTTCGTAGGGTGTATGACGCCTCTTATGATTATCTTTCACCCCAATCTATTCCTGCTGCCGTTCTTGTTATTGCTAAGTATCAATACCAAGGTGCGTTCGTGGCTGATCAGGAAATTAACCTCCTAGCAGCACTAACTGAAATTATGTGTGAGTGTGAATTCAAATGAACCCCTATAAGATTGATTACAAAACATTAAAAGAGAATCCAATTAAAACGACTCCTGAAAATGTAAGAGAGTCTAATGAAGGACTCTTCCGTGCTAAAATGACTCTTCCTGCCGCTGCCAAACATTGTGGTATGACGCAGAAAGAAATGAAACTTACATTTTTTGAGTATTTGAAGTATCACAAACCTGATTATGAAATTAACTCCACTACTAAATAGAAGTGGAGTAGTTTATAAGTTATGGCTAAAGGAACTATCTACGAACATAGAGAACCAACAGAAACAGAACTTGCTTGGTTGACTGGTATATGGGAAGGTGAGGGGTCTTGGTCTTATAAGAAGGGAAGAACTAGAACTTTTTCTAATGGTAAGACATATACTGAAAAAGATTATCTTTCTATGAGTATGTCTATGACCGACCAAGATATTATGGAGCGAGTTGCTGCTATAATGGATGGTAGAAAAATAACTTATACTGATGGTGGTCCAGTCCATAAATCTGCAGGTCAAAAACCAATTTACTATATAAACCTTCAAGGTGAAGCAGCGACAAGATGGACCGAATTAATGAAACCTTATCTTGGTAAAAGGCGCCGAGAAAAGTATGAAATGATTATGGAGAAATTGAATGCCAACTAGTCAAAAACAACTAAAAACCTGTTTGAGATATCCTGGCGGCAAAAGTAGAGCAGTCGCCAAGATGGATACATATTTTCCCGATCTTCGCAACTATGATGAGTTTCGTGAACCATTTCTTGGTGGAGGAAGTGTAGCAATTCATATTACCAAAAAGTATCCCAACCTAGATATATGGGTTAATGATTTATATGAACCTCTTGTAAACTTCTGGCAGCAACTCCAGATGTTTGGGGAGGATCTTAAAAATGAATTAGTAGATTGTAAAGTTTCTTACAATACTCCAGAATTAGCAAGAGAATTATTCACAAAGTCAAAAGGACATATCAATGATGAGTCTGAAACGAACTTTAATCGTGCTGTCGCTTTCTATATTGTTAACAAATGTTCTTTTAGTGGTCTCACAGAAAGTTCATCTTTTTCAGAGCAAGCAAGTAACTCCAATTTCTCAATGCGAGGAATTCAAAAACTGCCAGAGTATTCCCAGTTGATCGCAAAATGGTGTATAACTAACTATTCTTACGATTATATGATGGATGGAAACAAGGGTGCTTTTATGTATCTTGATCCTCCTTATGACATTAAGGATAATCTCTATGGGAATAAGGGATCAATGCACAAAGGATTTGATCACGATAAGTTTGCTGCTGATTGTGATACTAATGATATGGATCAATTGATTAGTTATAATTCCGATCAACTTGTAAAAGATAGATTTAAGAACTGGAACGCTGCTGAGTTTGATTTGACTTATACTATGCGTTCTGTTGGCGAATATATGCGAGAGCAAAAACAAAGAAAAGAATTGCTGCTATTTAATTATGGAATTGAAGGATTGGTTAAACTCGATCAACCAAACGAAGAAGAATCTAATTGATGAAGATCCATCATTAGAAAAAGAGTATGCGCCTTATATTATTAATAGATGTTTGTCTGGTCATATTGACTGCATTATGTTTGCGAATGAGATAAACATCTATAGTTTTCTTCCAAAGAAATTGCAATATGATTTTTTACTAAATAGTCTGAGGAAAAAGAAGAGATTTTCTCCCTGGATCCGAAAAGATACAATCAAAGATCTTGATTATGTCAAACGTTATTATGGTTATAGTAATGAGAAGGCAAAACAAGCTTTGAAAATTCTTACTAAAGAACAACTTAATTTTATTAAATCAAAATTTGAAACTGGAGGAACAAAATGAGTGTAGTTCAAGAACCTGAAGTGAAGTGGACGCCCGACCAAATGGTTGAAGTGATTCTTAATGAACCTGATGATTTTCTTAAGGTTCGTGAAACTTTGACTCGTATCGGAGTTGCATCTAGAAAGGAAAAGAAAATCTATCAATCTTGCCATATTCTTCATAAACAAGGGCGTTACTTTTTAGTTCACTTTAAAGAACTTTTTGCTCTTGATGGTAAATATGCAAATCTTACTATAAATGATGTTCAGCGTCGTAATCGTATTGCTCAACTTCTTGCCGATTGGGGGTTGATTGAGATCGTTGATGTTAAAAAAATTCAGGATATTGCACCTTTAAATCAAATTAAAGTTTTATCTTACAAAGACAAAGGTGATTGGGTTTTAGAAACCAAGTATAATATTGGATCTAAGAAAAAAAGAGGCGAAGAAACCGAATAAATAACTATAAGACCTTTCGTGCGGTCTCTACAAAGTCGGAATACCCTAAAGAGAAGTACGGTTTTTACCTTGCTTCTCTTTTTGTTTTATGGTTAAATACTATTGGATGCCATAAGGGTCCACAAAAACAAACTCGCTTTTTAAGGAGAAACAAATGTTTAACACAACAGTCACAAAGTATTATACTTCAAATGGTCTTGAAAAACTAATTCAAGATATTGAAAAAAATTCAATTGGTATGGAAGAATGGTTCCATAGATTTGGAACTCTCCACGAATCTTCTACCAATTATCCACCTTATAATCTAATTAAAGAAAGTTCCACAGAGTTTACATTGGAAATTGCTCTTGCTGGATATAAGAAAGAAGATATTGAAGTTTCTACTGAATGGAATAAACTTCTTGTGGAGTGCAAAAAAGCACCAACTGATTATGAATATATGCATAATGGAATTGCCCGTAGAGCATTTACACGTACTTGGACTCTTTCGGATGATGTAGTTGTTGGAGATGTTTCTTTTGCCGATGGATTGCTTATAGTTAAACTTAACAAAGTTATTCCAGATCATCAGAAGAAAAAGATTTATGATATTAAATAAATAGAAAAGAATATCGTCGGCGCTATGCCACGGGAGGCAACTGGCAAAATCCAGTTGACGCCTCCCCTTTTTATTGCTATAATGACTTTAGGTAATGGAAAAAAATGAGCATTAAACTTGCGATATTAAAATCAGGTGAAACAATCATATCAGATGTGAAAGAATTGGTTTCTGATGATAAATGTTGTGGTTATTTGTTGGATAAACCATATCTAGTTACCATCAGGAAAGAAAAAATTCTAGTAGAAATTGATAGTGATGCGGAAAGTAGTAGGGAAGAAATAGAAATTTCTCTAACACCATGGATAATCCTATCAAAAGATACTCAAATGTTATTAAATTTGGATTATGTTGTTACTTTAGTTGAACCAGTTGATTCTTTAACGGAAATGTATGAGGAGAGGATGAATGGCAAAGACAGTTAAATGTGTTTTGATAGATGTTAACGTTGTTTTAATTACTGAGATAGTTGAAATTGATGCTGAACTTGGAAATCCTAATTGCAAATTAATTAGTCCTTTTTTGTTTAAAAAAGTTAATGATTCTGGAGATTTTTATCTAGAACCTTGGCCAGAAGTTACTCATCAAAAAGAAATTATGATGAGATCTGAAGATATTTTGACAATAGCAGATCCAACTTCAGAAATTATTCAAAAATACCTTGAATTGACTTCATAATGAGATTTTATACAAACGTTCAAATGGTCGGGGATCACTTCTTGGTCCGTGGTTATGAAAATGGAAAACATTTCATGACTCGTGAGAAGTTTAACCCGACTCTTTTTGTCCCGTCTAATAAAAAAACTAAATATCAAACTCTCAACGGAGAATATGTTGAAGCAGTCCAACCTGGATGTGTTCGTGACTGTAGAGAATTTATTAAGAAGTATGAGAATGTTCAGAATTTTAAAATCTATGGAAACACGGGATATATCTATCAATATATTTCAGAAATGTATCCTGAAGATGAAGTAAAATTTGATATTGGTAAAATCAAAGTTACAACTCTAGATATTGAGGTTGCTTCTGAGAATGGATTTCCTGATGTAGAGTCTGCTGCTGAAGAAGTTCTTCTGATCACTATTCAAGATTATTCATCCAAGCAAATTCGGACTTGGGGATTGGGACCATTTCAAAATAAACAGAAAAATGTAATCTATAGATCTTTTACTACTGAAAGAGATCTGCTGATGGATTTCATTAACTGGTGGATGGTTGAAGAAAATATTCCAGAGGTTGTAACTGGATGGAACGTTGAACTTTATGATATTCCATATCTTGTTCGTCGTTTAGATCGTGTTCTAGGTGAAAAATTGATGAAGCGTATGTCCCCTTGGGGACTTGTAACGGAGGATGAAATTTATATTGCTGGACGTAAGCATATTTCTTATGATGTTGGCGGTATAACCCAACTTGATTATTTGAATCTTTATAAGAAGTTTACGTACAAAGCACAAGAATCTTACCGTCTTGATTATATTGCTGAAGTTGAACTTGGACAAAAGAAACTAGATCACTCTGAATTTGATACCTTTAAAGACTTCTACACAAAGGGGTGGCAGAAGTTCGTCGAATATAACATTGTTGACGTAGAACTTGTCGATCGTTTGGAAGACAAGATGAAACTAATTGAACTTGCAATTACCATGGCATATGATGCTAAGGCTAATTATGCAGATGTTTTCTCTCAAGTTCGTATGTGGGACACTATCATTTATAACTATCTTAAGAAGAGGAATATTGCTATTCCTCCTAAAGAACGTTCCGATAAGGATTCGAAATATGCTGGTGCCTATGTTAAAGAACCTATTCCAGGAAAGTATGATTGGGTTGTCTCTTTTGACCTCAACTCGCTATACCCTCATCTCATTATGCAATACAACATATCGCCAGAAACTCTTCTGGAAGAAAGGCATCCATCTGTAACTGTTGATAAGATTCTTAATGAGCAGTTAAACTTTGAACTATACAAAGATTATGCAGTGTGTGCAAATGGTGCTATGTACCGTAAAGATGTAAGGGGATTTCTTCCAGAACTTATGGAAAAGATCTATAATGAACGTGTGATCTTTAAGAAGAAAATGCTTGCGGCAGAACAAGAGTATGAGAAGACTAAGAATAAGCAATTAATTAAAGAGATTTCTCGTTGTAATAATATTCAGATGGCGCGTAAGATTCAGTTGAACTCTGCTTATGGTGCTATTGGTAATCAGTATTTTCGTTATTTTAAACTTGCAAACGCTGAGGCAATTACTCTTTCAGGTCAGGTGTCAATTCAGTGGATTATGAATTCTGTGAATAGATACTTAAATAAGGTTCTTAAAACGGATGAGGTAGACTATGTTATTGCTTCTGATACTGATTCTCTTTATGTTAACATGGGTCCTTTGGTTGAAACTGTATTCAAGGGAAGAGAGAAAGCTACTCAAAGCATTGTTTCGTTCCTTGATAAGGTCTGTCAAGTGGAATTTGAAAAGTATATTGAAAGTTCTTACCAAAAACTGGCTGACTATGTGAATGCCTATGATCAAAAAATGTTTATGAAGCGTGAATGTGTTGCTGAACGTGGTATATGGACTGCGAAGAAGCGATATATTCTAAGTGTTTGGGATAGTGAGGGTGTTCGTTATGAAGAACCCAAACTAAAAATTAAAGGTATTGAGGCAATCAAATCTTCGACTCCTGCACCTTGCCGAAAGATGCTAAAGGACTCTTTTAAGATTTTAATGAGTGGAACTGAAGACGATATTATTGCATACATTGATAAGTGTCGTGAGGAGTTCAGAAAACTTCCACCAGAGCAAATTGCTTTTCCTAAGTCTGCTTCCGATGTTCGCAAGTATCATTCTCCATCTTCCATTTATGCTTTCAAAACTCCATTCCATATTCGTGGAGCACTTTTATTCAATCATTATATCAAGGAGAAAAAACTTACAAACAAATACTCTCTGATTAATAATGGTGAAAAAATTAAATATATTTATCTCAAAACCCCTAATATTATTCGCGAAAATGTAATTGCATTTATTCAAGAATTTCCAAAAGAACTTGGTCTTGACAAATATATTGACTATGATTTACAATTTCAAAAGAGTTTTGTTGATCCACTTAAGTCTGTTTTAGATGCAATTGGTTGGAACGTAGAAAAAACTGTTAATTTAGATTTGTTTTTTACCTAATGGAATTACCAATAACTGAAAGTGAATTGGAAATTATTATTGAAAAGTTGAGATCATCTAATCCTCAACTTTATGCCAAATTATGGTCTTATAAAGTAAACTGTCGAAAAAAGGAACAAAAATAATGGACTTTCTTAAAGATATTGTAAAAGAAATTGGCGATGACTATACTAAAATAGCATCAGATATTGATGAGACTGAGAGTTATGTTGACACGGGTTCGTATATTCTTAATGCACTGGTTTCAGGTAGCATATTTGGTGGTGTATCTGGGAATAAGATTACTGCTATT